ACCAACACGCCAATTCTGACCATTGTAGAAATGATCGCAGCTTGTTCATCAGCATCAGGTAGTATAGCATCTTTTGCTTTTTGAAGCAACCCCTTCTTTTCTTCTTTGGGTTCTTCTACTACTTCTTCTTTAATTTCTTCAGACATCAAGATAAGAGTAACTAGCTCCTATTTATCCCAAGCAAAACTTAAAGTAACTCTTGGTTCTATAACTATGGGGTCATGGTAGAGACCAGCAGGAATAAACATACCATCTCCAGTTGCTAAAGTATAATGGTCACCTTCTATATCAAACTCAGTACTACCAATGGATTGAACCAATAAGACATCTATAGGATCATTATGTTTTCCATAGGTAGGAGCTGAAAAACCTAATGAAGTATAAACATGTAAATTTCTTATACCTTCTTTCTTTTCAACCTTATTAAATACATCTCCTATAGTGTTGGGATAGAAATCATTCTGCAATACAAATGTAGGAGCAGGGGATCTCCTTAAAGATTCTGCAACACTTAATATTTTAAATGTTCCATCTTCAAATTCATCAGCCATCTTAGATATTACATCAACCCATTCAACAGTACAATCTGTAAATTGTTGAGGTAGATATTCAAATTCTGTTCTGTGAGGGCAACATAGTTTATTTTGCATCAAGGAATCCTTGTTTAATCATTTTTTGTAGCTCAGCAGTACTACCTGTAAATATCGCATTGTTAGTAACATTGTTTGTAGTCTTATGTTTAGTCTCATCAATCTCCTTAACTTTCTTCTGGAGATCCATAAGTTTATCTGCTATGTCAGCAGTTGATTTTAAGACCTGTCCTGCTACTTCAAACGCTCTAGGTGAACCTGACTCACCAGCTACTTCCATAATACCATTAAGAGTCTCTTGACCCTTTTCTATTAAGGAATATAACTGAGCACGAGAATACTCATAGTCTTTATCTATATCAATACCCATATCTTTCTTTGCAGGAAGATCCTTATGAGCATTAAACTTTTTAACATAGTTATGCTCAGATTCCGTATTTAATGCTTTATCTATTTCTTTTGACATTCTTCAGATCCTCCTTCAAAATCATGAATACTTTCCGATCCACCTATGGCAAATGGATTGTATTTTGCAGTAGCAATTCTATACATTTTCTCGTGCATAGTAACTACCTCTTCAGCAGATTTCTCAAACTCAGGTGATGATTCATGCCTTGATGCGTATAGATCTGCTATCTCTTCTTCAGGTCTTGGGTTATAAGCATCATCTGCATCAGAAGAACCATACATATCAAACCTATCATTAGTAGCTATAGGCATATCATCAAGGGGATTGTGTGGTTCATTGAACCAAGGATCATAAGGAATTTCAGGTAGTGGGATCATACATCCTCCTGTCTAGTTGGACTATACTTCTTGGAATCACCAAACATAGTAGTTGTTTCGCTGAATCCAAAGTCATCTTCAGGTCCAGCAGTAATTGGATCTGGAGTAACAGTATACCTCATCTCACGCTTAGCTGCCTGAGTATCAGTATTTGCATAGTAATCGACTTGAACCTTCTTAATAAGACCGTCTGTAGTATCAGCAACAGGACCAAAGAGGTAAGTCTTAGCAGTGAAATTAAAAGTATACATCAAAACTCTTCTAGTAGAAAAGTCTCCTTCATATTCGTCACTAAATGAAATATTATCTAGTACAATAGGGATATCTCTTTTTTCTCCAATAGACTCTACAAGATCTATTGTAACATTAAATGCTGGTTGAAAGAATGGAAGTATCTGTTCTACAATTTGCAATGCATCATCATTCAATTTAGTCATTGCATTTAATTCAAAATTAATATTATAAGGTACTGGTAAATATACTTTCTTTACTTTAGTATTTGATGGATCTGTATTATCAACTGCCTTAAATGTCCTTGTTATACTAGACTTTCTACCAGGATCATATGACATACCATTCATTTCAAATGACAGTCTAGGTAGAGTAATAGCAGTTGCTTTTGTCAACTCTTCCTGCTGTTCAAGTTTAGCTAAGAATTTTTGTTTTGGTCCATATATTAATGGAACTTTAGTTTCACTAAGAGTGCCACCTTGCCTATCATCATGTCTAATATTAATATCATTAAACAATGTGCCAAAGGCAATAATGGTCTTTCTTAATATCTCATGGTAGAAATAAGTACCTAACATTATACATCTCCAAAGGGATTAGATTCAGTAAAGTCTAGAAGCTGATCTGCTTCTGTTTCAAATTCGTCATTCATAAAGTATTCATCACCTGCAGCTTGACTACTCAAGTCATCATTATAAGAGAAGACTTGGTATCTAGCAGATGATGCAGTTCCAGTAATATACTCACCAGAATAGAAATCACCTGTATTTATGGACACTTCAAGCTGTCTAGTAGTAGCATTCCAACTCTTAACAAATGCTTCAGCACCAGAAGTAGATCCTACAACTCTTTCATTTATATGATATGTTCCTATACCTGTACTCAATGGAGCACTAATAGAAACTGTAGGAGTTGCTTCATAACCCTCACCTGCATCTGTTAGATATATTCTAAACATACTAGATCCAGACAGAGTTGCAACAGCAGTTGCTTGAACCTGACCTGCCTTAGCACCAACCATAGCACCAGTACCAACAAATGTACCAGGATTAGCAGTGCCAGATCCACCGAAGGATGCACCGATACCGATACTATTATTACCAATAGATGTTACTATGCCACCACCAATCAATGTTACTTGACCAGCACCACTAACAAAATTAATAGTATGACCAATAGCAATATTTGTCATAGTATTAATTCCAACAATTTCAGAATATCCAGCAGTTGCAATACCAGTAAACTGATACTGTTTATCAACATACTGAGGATGTTGAATGGTAACTATAGGTGGAGAAACATAGTTAGAACCTGGTTGTTGAATTCTAATAGAACAGATACCACTGTTAGTTAATGATGAAGTTGCAGCAGCACCTACACCTGGAGTACCAAATCCAATAGTAGGTGGTTCAACATAAGCAAAACCTGGATTAGTTATAGCAACATAATCTATAGCAGCAAGGTTACCTTTAGTCGTAGTAATAGCTACAACAGCACCAAGAGATGTTGATACACCAGCAGGAGATGCTTCGACTATAACATTTGGTGCTGAAGTATATCCAGAACCATCATCATTTAAAGTAACCATTCTCATTGCACCAGATAGTGCAAAAGTATCTACAGATGCCTTAGCAGTAGATCCTATACCAGCAAGAGTAACTGTAGTAATAAATCCTTCTTCACTCAATCTTTCATCAATACCAGCAACATTTGTATCGATAATATCGTCTTGAATCTGATATAGCTCACATTGCAATTCATAAGTATAATTCTTACCTAACTGAAAGAAAGGACTCTCATGTTCTACATGCTTAATCTCAAACAATCTTTCTCCATATGGGAACCATATCAAATCTCCTTCTTTAGGTCTAGTTCCAAAATCTATATCTCCATCTCTAGCAGCAGTTAAACTTGTAGAGTTAAACTGGAATGGTGCTATAAAATCTTCGTATCTTTCTCTAGATATTGTTAAAGTAATCTCATTTTGTAGGTTGATACCAAACTTAGTCATCACATCACTACCCTTAGCATACCCCTCATAGTTGTTTAGATATGCTTCAATGAGATAATTATCATTAAATTTTGATGATTGAACTTCTCCCAATACATCATCTGTAACAATTTGTTTTCTAGGAATGTAATAAACATCCATCCCAAACATCTGAAGATGTTCATCAACTAAAGACTGTACCAGTCTTTGCTCATCAGGTGAACCGTGTTGGAAGAAGGGTGATACAGGTGTCATTAACCTATCATGTCAAGGACTGGAATTTCGTAAGTAGATAGCATTTTTTCTTCTATCTCTTTTAACTCTAGGTCAGCATCTTCATAGATCTGACGACCATTGAGTTCTATACCTCCAGGAAGTTTAACTCCTTGGAATTTAATGAGGTTCTGACCCCACTGCTTTTTAATCTTTGATGTCAAATATCTCTTTAAGAAAGAATCATTATAAACACCACTATAGTTGGAAGGATCCATTATCCTATAACACTCAATTAACACCCAATGACCAACAGTAGTAGCAGCCCAATCAATATCCATATAAAGTCTGTTGTTTCTCTTATTATATCTAATCTGAGTAGATGTAGTTAACAAGAAGTTAATATCTTCTAGATATGTCTTAGTCATAGAATAATTTAGGAGACCATCGTAACCTAAATTAAAAGCAATATCATTTAAGAATAATTGATATTTCAAATTAAACATACCATTACTAAGACCACTACTATCAAATTGCATAACTCTTTCAATTCCTAATACAGAATCTGGAACTGTAAGATAACTTTCATTTTCTTCAAATACACCAGATGCAGTAGATGTACTAGCAATACCTACACTAAATCCACCACCTCTTGCTCTACCTTTCTCCTTATCTTCTTCAGTAAGTTGATACTTAAGCAATACCTTTTCTACACCATCAAAGTGTCTCTCATAAAAGTATTGTAGAGAGTCATCCATTAAATCATCAATTTGCTCATCAGCAACATTAATCTCCAAGATTGGAGCACCCAATTGCCTTAAACAATAATCAGATAATGTTGCTCTACTATTCGGTTTTGCCATTAGAAGAATCCTCCATCGATGGAGTTAGTCCATTGCGGAACTCCAGAAGCGTTTGTAGTCATTACATAGTTAGAAGTAGTTAGGAATCCAACTGTGCTTGCAGTACTTACCAATCTACCATCATCTTCAAAGTAAGCAACACCGTTAGGACCACTATATCCTATACCTGTGCTTCCACCTTGATCTGAGCGATAGTATAATCCTTGTTTGAATGTAGCATATCCTACGACATGTACATTGTCTTGGATAGTGACTTGACCTGCAGCAGAATCTAGAACTAACTCTCCAGTATTAGTTTCAATTCTAGTAGAAGAGCTACCAGCACCAATCTTAATGTCAGAAACTGTAGTAACACCAGTAACAACAACTTCGTTAAATGTACTAATTCCTGTTATCTTAATGTTTCTACCATTAACTTCATCATAAACAACATCACCTATAACATTTAAGTTACCAGCGACAAATATATCATCTTGGAATGTAGCTATACCAACAAAGGTTGAGAAACCAGCGAAGGTCATTTCAGTAGCAATACCAGTTTGAATCCTGGCGTTAGTGATTGCGAAGTCAGTTGCTAAACCAGCAGTGATCTTAGCATCAAGAATGTCAGCATCAACAAGATCAACAGCATTAGCAGTTACTACACCAGCAGTTGCTGTGATAGAAGAACCAATTGCAACTTCTCCCTTATAAACACCGTTATCCATAAAGGTAACGATACCAAGCATCTCTGAACCAGATGCTCTAGCAATAAATCTGTCACCACTACCAGATGCTGCACTATCAGCATACATCAACTTAAGTGTCTTATTATCGACAGTTAAGAAATCACTGCTACCAGCAGCAGTTTGTACACTAAAGTAATCACTTCTTATTTGAAGTCTGCTATATGTTGCATTGCCATTTGCATGAGTGAGGATTGTATGACCTCTGTTAGCAAATCCATCTGTATCAACATGTTCAACAGTTAAGTCATCATCTGAACCAATTCTTACTTTAACATTATCTGGAAGGTCTGTGTGACTATTGAGTCCAACAGGAGCATTGATTGTTAATGATCCATCACCAACAGTTTGACCAACTGTAAACGCTGTAGCAAGACCTGTAGCTATTTTAGCATCTAATACATCAAGGTTATTAACATCTGCACTACTGCTAACCGTTACAACACCTGTAGCATTGATTCTCTCGAATCTAGCAGTATCTAATACATCTAATCTATCTCTAACTGTAGCAGTTCCAATACCAATCTTCTGATCAGCATCTACACGCATTGCTTCTTCATTATCAGTAGATAAACGAATAGTACCATCAGTACCAGTATCAGTTAAAGCAATAGATGTATCACCCTTCTGGAATGAATCCAGTTGAATGGTTGTAGCAGTTAGAATACCTAAAACATGAACATCACCTGTAATATTAACATCACCAGCACCAGAAGGATCAATATTAATATCACCTGTAGTGGATTCAATGTTATTACCAGCAATCTGGATATTACCAAATGTACCACTAGTAGGTGTTATTTGGCTACTATTACCAGAAGAATCTGAAACAGTTAAGTTAGATAGTGCTTGTAAACTGGTTACCTGTTGAGAGAATGCAACTGTACCATTTTCTTGGTCAACATAGAATGCATCACCAACTCTAAAGTCTCCTTTCTGGTCAATACTAACGAATGATACATCACCGTTATTTGTTTGAGTAACTTCGTTTGCTTGTATTGCTGTATTAGGATCGTTACTAATATCACCACCAGCACCAACATGGTTAAAGTTAAGTGCAAAACATCTTAGAGTAACACCATCACCATCAGCAACAACACCCTTTTGACCATACTCAACCGCACAACCAACAGAACGCATGTCAGCACCAAACTGACTGTAATCAGCAAGGATAATCTTAGTAGCAGTTCCTACTCCACTGTTAGGTTGAGTTATTCTGATATCCTGAGTAACTATCGTGTCATCAGTAGCAGTTGAAACACCATTAGTTCCGTTAAAGTCAACTAGTAATGAAGTATTCTTATTACCAGCAGCCTCAGCACTATAACCATAAGTATATGCACCATCTGGTAGTGCATGAGATCCTTTCTGAACAAATACATCATCAATCCAACCTGTAACTGCGTTAGCAGCACCGTCAAAATCAGCACCAATTACAATAGGTTTCTGTGTACCGAGATCAGTAGAATATGATGTTGCTTCAGCTCTCTTAGCACCATTAGAATATGCTATTAATTTTGTACCTCTCTTGGCAACAGCGATATGATGCCATGCACCAGTTGTAATACCTGCACTAGCAGCAGATAATGCTGTTGTATGTCCAACACGAACATCGTATTCATTACCTCTGAAGGCAATACTTAAACCATTTGTATCTGTTCCTGACTCTCTAAAGTCAACAGCAGTAGCACTAGTTAATCCAGTACTATTCCTATAAACCCAGAAACCAACAGCAAATTCTCCTGTACCAAATCCAAACTCATCATCACTTGATGCACTAACAGAATCGTTAGTACCATCTAATTTAAGTGATGCACTACCAAACTTCTTAACACTAGTATCTAACTGAGCATCACCATTGAAAGTAAGTGTCTTAGCAGTTCTTGCTTGAAGTAATTCAAATCCAAGTTGCTTACCAGTTACATCAAGATATGTACCATCGTAGTTAGCTACAACAGCAGTACCTAATCCAGTAACACCATCAGTATCATAATAAGTAATTGTATTACCAATACCAAGTGCTGATGTTGTAGTGATACCAGTCAGTCTCAATCTTGTCTTACCAGCAGATGCAAGACCGACTGTACCAGATTCACCTTTAATACCTGTAGAAGCAAAGTATGTGAAACAGTTAAGGAACTCAATACGAGCACCGTTGGTCATCACTAGACCTGGAGCATTAGGTACAATGAAGGTTGCTTCATTGAATAACATTGCTGCTTCAATAGAGCTATCTTGAACTTGAGAACCATCAACATAAGCACCACCACCAGATATGTAAGAAGATGGAGGTGAGTCAGCAGAACCATAACCATATGGATCAGCAGTAGTTGTATTAGTACCTTTGTTGTATACAGTTATACGCTGTACATAAGGAGATCTGGAAGTAATTGCAATACCAGGTGCATACTTAAATGCATATCCTTGATTACCTGCGGTATCAAAGAACATGTCAGCGATAGTTAAGTCTTCAACAACTGTTCTATCATTCATTAAGAAGCAGTCTTTTTGCTTCGTAGCACTTGTTGGAACAATCTTAGTAGCACGAAGACCGTTACCCTTAACAGTTAATCCATCAGGAACATATAATGGGAATGTCTCTTCATAAACACCACCACCGATGTTCAATGTTTCATTAACACCTCTGATTATAGGAGAGACATTGACATTAATTCTAAATGAAGTTGTACTGAGTACTGTAACAGCAGTTGTTACACCAGCAATAGGATCAGTACCAGAACGAGGATAAGTCTTACTTGCAGTATTACCATCCATCGTACAGGTGAATGATAATGAATTATTATCAAGGGTGATAGTATCACCTGTTGTCATACCATGAACACTACCAAATGATAGAGTTAATTCTCCAGTATGCTCATTGTAAGTTGCTCCATTAGGAGACTTCTGGTTACCTGACTCAGCACCACTCTGAACATTAACTGCGTTTGTAGCAGTACCACCATTATAGGTATGCTCATACCTATTAGAAATTCTTGATAGAGCGTATCTAATTGTTTTAAACGGTCTATCCTTAGTGCGACCACGAGAAGCATCGTAAGCATCAAGACCATGAGTATCAACATACCATACATCATCAGCAGGGTTGATAGTAGCAATACCAATCTGAGCAGGTTCTTTCCATGAAAGAGTATTATCAGCATTAGTACTCAACATATGCTGAGTGTTAATACCAACAACTCCTGTGGAGTCATATAGAGAGGTTACATAACCAGCACCAACCTTAAGGTTTACAATATCTGCATTATTAACATCAATAACACCTGTGAAGGTTGCTGCAGTAGCTACAACAACATCAGTAACTGCTAACCCAGTCAAGGATAAACTATCAGCACTTAAGTTAGTAACATGTGCAGTTGTAATAGTGGCATAAGTACCAACCAGTGAAGTTACAACACCAGCAGTAACCTTAGCATTTACTATATCACCTTCGGTTGCATCAATCGTAGTGATTGTAGCAGCAGTACCAACAATATCAGTAATGATACCAGCAGTGATCTTAACATCTTTTAGATCAGCAGTTTCGGTATCGAAAGTTGTAATAGTTGCATAAGTACCAACTTGAGATGTAATAATACCTGAAGTGATCTTAACATCATTGAGATCTGCTGTCTCTGTATCAAAAGTTGTTATAGTTGCATAAGTACCAACTATTGATGTAATAACACCAGCAGTGATCTTAGCGTTAACGATATCACCTTCTGTGCTATCGATAGTTGTAATGGTTGCTGCAGTACCAACAACATCAGTAACAGCAATTCCAGTAAAGCTTAGGTTATCAGCACTAAGAGTTGTTATGTGTGCTGTAGTGAATGTTGCATAAGTACCGACTGTTGAATCAACACTTAGGTCATCAACATAAGCAACTCCATCAATATGAATATCTTTCCACTGTTGATCAGCAGTACCAATACTGTAGGTATCGTCATCATCAGGGATAAAGTTAGAATCAATATCTGCATTGAATACAACATTATCTGTTATAGAATCACCAAGACCGATTGTACCTCCATTGAAGGTTACATTACCAGTAAAGGTAGTTGCACCACCAACTCTAAGGTCAGCAGTAATATTAACATCAGTAAATGTAGCAGCAACACCGATAATATCAGTTATGATACCAACAGTAATCTTAGCAAATTCAATATCACCATTTTCAGAATCAATAGTTGTAATAGTTGCTGCTGTACCAACAATATCAGTAATGATACCAGCAGTTATCTTAACATCTCTGAGATCTGCTGTCTCTGTGTCAAAAGTTGTTATAGTTGCATAAGTACCAACCTGAGAAGTGATAATACCCGAAGTAATCTTAACATCTTGTAGGTCTGCAGTCTCAGTATCGAAAGTTGTGATAGTTGCATAAGTACCAACTATTGATGTAATAACACCAGCAGTTATCTTTGCTTGCTCAATATCTGTGTTGACAAAATCAACATTAGTAATAGTAGCTGCAGTACCAACTATGTCAGTCATGATACCAGCAGTGATCTTAACTGATTTAAGATCTGCAAACTCTGTATCAAATGTGGTTATAGTAGCAGCAGTACCAACTATGTCAGTAATGATACCAGCAGTTATCTTAACATCTCTAAGATCTGCAGTTTCTGTATCAAGTACAGTTACTGTTGAATAAGTACCAACATATGATGTTACAACACCTACATCAATGTAAGCATTAGTAATAATACCAACAGAGTTAACTAAGTTAGTAATTGCAAAGTCAGTTGCTAAACCAGCAGTAATTTTAATATCCTCAATACCAATGTTATTAACATCTAATTGAGGTATAGTAGCTACACCAGTAATATTAACATCACCATCCACATCGAGGAGGGCTGTTGGTGTGGTGGTCCCGATTCCGACCCAACCGTCGCTATTACCAGAAATCCACTTAACATCACCTGAACCAATAATTAATTGATCGTCTTGCTCTGGATATCTAACATCTTGTCCTTTACCAATGATGACATTGTTACTACCAGTATTATGAGTACCAGCAGAGTTACCAATAGCAATGTTATCACTACCATAAACATTGTATAGAGCAAACGCACCAATAGCAATGTTATTGCTCTGGTTAGTTGATATACCAGCACCCCATAGTGCTTCTCTACCTATACCAATATTCTGCTCGTGATCTTCCTTACCACTATTTGTTGTGATACCTGATCTTACGATTAAGAATCCATAAGTATCTGTTAATCC